AATACGAGTCAAACGAAATGTAGAATGGGCACGTGAAGGCAATAATATTATAACAAAGAAGCGTATAAACATTTTTGATCTTATGCTAGGGACTTCTATAAGAATTACTACCCCCGAAGATAAAAGAATTGATTTAAAAATACCACCTGGTACCCATCCAGGACAGTTACTCAGTATAAAAGGATATGGTATTCCGGATGTACGCAGTAGACAACGAGGAAATGCATTTGTACAGATTGATGCAGATATTCCTAGAATAACAGACCCAAAGATCGCAGAAGAATTAAAAAGAATAACAAAAGGATTTTAATATGGTAGAACCATCACAGGACTTACAATTAGTATTTGATAAAGCAATCAAAGATGCTAAAAAACTGTATCACGAATATGTGACACTAGAACATCTTTTGTTTGCAATGTTGTGTGAAGAAAACTTTGGCAACATGCTAAAAGAGTTCGGCGCTGACATTGACTTTATTAAAACAAATATTGAGCATCACCTAAAAGGTAATGACAGTATTAAGATAGAAGAAGAAACTAAAAAATATAAACCTAAGAAAACGCATAGTGTGGAACGTGTACTTAATCGTGCATTTACACAAGTTCTATTTGCAGGACGTACACATATCGAATTAAAAGATGTGCTTATTAGTATGCTTAACGAGAAAAAGTCTATTGCTGTATATTATCTAAACGAAGGCAATGTGGACAAAGTACGGTTTGCAGAATATATTGCAGACGATACGGGCGTAGAAGATTTAGGATCTCCTGAGGCACTGTCAGATGCCAAGAAAGCACTAAAGAGCTTTACTACTAATCTTAATGACGAAGCTAAAAAAGGTAAGATTGATCCTATTATTGGTAGATCAGACGAACTTGAAAGTTTAGCACTTGCGCTAGGACGTAGAAGTAAAAACAATGTACTAATGGTAGGTGATCCAGGCGTTGGTAAAACTGCTATTGCAGAAGGACTTGCATATAATATCATCAATAATAATGTGCCAGAATTCTTAAAAGAGTTTGCTGTGTTTAGTTTAGACATTGGCGCTATGTTAGCAGGATCAAAGTACCGAGGTGACTTTGAAGAGCGTTTTAAACTTGTACTAAAAGGTTTAGAAAAGCAAGGCAAAACAATTATGTTCATCGACGAAGCACACATGATTAACGGCGCTGGTGCGGGTGGACAGGGCAATGCTAATGACCTTGCAAACATGCTAAAGCCAGCACTTACAAAAGGTGACCTAAAAGTTGTAGCATCAACTACGTGGGAAGAATACCGTAAGTACTTTGAAAAGGATCGTGCGTTAATGCGTCGATTCCAACGTATTACAGTAAGTGAACCAACTGCTGAAGTTACTAAAGATATCTTACGTGGTATTAAGAAATACTATGAAGACTATCATAAAACTACAATTACTGAAGAAGCCATTGAAGCAGCAGTAAAGCTCAGTGTAAAATATCAAACAGATAAAAAATTACCTGACAAAGCAATTGACTTAATTGACGTAGCATGTTCACGCTTCAAAGTAAAGAATCAAACTGAAGATAAAATTGTCACTGAAGAAAGTATTCAATTTGAACTTAGTAAAATGGTTAGTATTCCTGCTGAAACTGTTATGGCAAAAGAAACTGAGCATCTTGCTAACTTAGAAGCTAACTTGAAGAAAGTTGTATACGGTCAAGACGAAGCAATTGAAAAGGTTGTTGATAAGATTTACGTTAGTCATGCAGGCCTTAAGCCAGACGATAAACCAATTGGTTCGTTTGTGTTTATGGGTCCGACAGGTACAGGTAAAACAGAAACTGCAAAACAACTTGCTAGTAACTTAGGTGTAAAACTTGTACGCTTTGATATGTCAGAGTATCAAGAAAAGCACAGTGTTGCGAAGTTGATTGGTTCACCTCCGGGTTATGTAGGACACGAAGATAAAGCAGGATTGCTAATTGAAAAACTACAAGAGTCGCCTAACTGTGTACTACTGCTAGATGAGATTGAAAAGGCACATCCAGATGTTTCGCAAATCTTGTTGCAAGTTATGGACAACGGTATGATTACAGGATCAAATGGTAAAGAAGCAGATGCTAGAAATGCTATTCTAATTCTTACATCTAACTTAGGTGCTAAAGATGCAGATAAAGTAGCAATTGGTTTTGGTGAAGCAGAAGCTGTATACGACGACAAAGAGCTAAAGAAATACTTTGCTCCTGAGTTTAGAAACAGACTCGACGGTACTATTACATTTGCAAGACTAGGAAAAGAAGTAATGATGAAAATCGTTGGTAAATTCCTTGTTGAACTTAAGAACATGGTCAAAGACAAAGCAATCAATATTACTGTATCAGACGAAGCTCTTGACTACCTTGTAGAAAAAGGCTTTGATCCTAAAATGGGTGCAAGACCATTACAGCGTGTTATTGATGTAGATATCAAGCGTCCGTTGTCTAAAGAAATACTATTTGGTGATCTTAAAACAGGCGGCAGTGTTGAGATTACAATAGTTGATGATGCAATTGCGTTAAAAACTATTGCACAGCCTGAGGCAGCAGAAGTTGCTACGGCGTAAGCTTACAAAGAAACTACACTACGGAAAGTATGTGTACAAAGTTTGTATTAGAAACGCATTAGCATCAAGTTTTAGACGTGAAATGAATAGAGCTAAGGGAGACGAAAAGTTTCCCTTAGTGACTACAGTATTTGAAAGACTTGAAAAAGCACGTATCACTGGTGAATCTTTAACCTATGGATATTGGTCAAAGAATGTAAGTGAAGTTGAGTTTAATTATGCAAAAGACTTGTATAAATTATTAAACACACACGACGATTATAAAATTAGAATCGAACGAGGTGTGTACATGTGGTTGTACTCAAATACAAAATCTTTAATAGATAAGATAGTTGACTTAGACGAAAATGTTGTAACTGATATATGGGATGTATCTGAAGAAGACAAAGTCTTTCTGCTTGCTAATCAAAATTGTGTTATTGTAAACTCTCCACCCGAATACGAATACAAGATCTACTTAAAGTCACACGGTGATCCTGGTAAAATTATTAGCTGGTGCAAAAATAATATGGACAAAATCCGTATCGGTGAGCAATGTCTTGATAATATGAGTGTAGGATGGGTAGACGGAAACTACTTCTTTGTCCGTGACGAAAAGGTATTAATACTAGTTCGTATGATGATCGGCGACAGTATAACACGTATCGAGAGACAAGTTTATCAAGATGATCTAGATAAATATACTTATGAGTCTAAACAGTGAAAATATCTTATCTACACAAACACATCCAGGTGATAGCGTTGTAACAACCATCACTGGAGCACAGCACAAGGGCGACGGCTTCTATGGGCGCAGCGACGGTTTACATACTATACAAGTAACTGTTACTGGGTTTATTGGTAAAGTTGCTATGCAAGGAACACTTGCGGCAGAGCCAACTGAAAGTGACTGGTTTGCAATCAGTAATGCAGAACTAATTGCAGCTGATGAAGACAGTGCATTTAGAGACGGCTCATTTATGTATAATTTTACAGGCAACTATGTCTGGGTACGTGCAGTCATCAGTGACTGGACTGATGGATCTGTAAACGGTATACTACTTAATCACTAAGGAATAATATGGAACACTTTGTAAGAGTAATATTAGAAAAGTCACAAGAACCTAGTAAATTAGATGAAAGTATCTTTCCTGTACAAAATTTATTAGAAACAGCCGAAGGTAATCCAGTTATTGAGATTCCTTTAGAAAAGCACTTGACAAACGAAGAAGCAGATGGGTATGCTGAGAAACTAGCAGCATTGATATTTGAATACGGATATGATAACTTTAGTATAGAAATATCAGGCGGAGACGAAGAATGAAGATAAACGAATTTTTTGATCAACCAATTGACGACAAACTACCGTTTGACGTAGTAGATGATGTATGCGTATTCATGCGTAATGATCCTATGTTTTATCGTAAATCATTCTTTCCTGCTGTTAAACGTATGCAAGAATGTGGCAAGAAAAAATTAGAATGGAATATGGACGAAGAACTAGGACCAATGATCGATAAGGCTGTTAATTTATATTGTTCTAAATTTAAAATCAACAAACGTCCTAATGAATTACTTACAGCAGAAGAGCGCACAAGCTGTATGGAGAAAATTTACGCTGAAGAAATGACTATGATAAACAAAGGTCATTATAAATGAGATTTAGCGAATTCAAGATCTTAACCGAAGCGGCTAAGGTGGGTAGAGAATACCAACACCTAGAAGATCTTGTGTTCGTAGATGGCAGTGCAGGCGCAACAAAGGCTGTGCATATTCTAAACAAACTAGGACACGATAGCAAAGATATTGCAATCAAGTGGGATGGCTATCCTACTATGTACTGGGGCAGAGATAATAACGGTGAATTTGTTCTTGTAGGTAAGAACGGTTGGATGAAGGGTAACATTAGTAAGAGTGCCAAAGAGCTGTATAGTTTTATTACTAGCACAGGCAAAGGCGAAGAGTGGCGTGACCGCTTTGCTAAAGAAATGGCAACTATCTTTAACATAATGGAACAAAGCACTCCGGCATCGT